GGCAAATTTCAAATGGTCCCGTTGACCGCTTACATGCCTGGCGACATTCCGGTTTTAACCTCGGCCACCGGCGTAATTGGATTGCCGGAGCAGACGCAAAACGGGATAAGGCTCAAGACTTTGCTCAATCCCAACATCAAGATTGGCCAGGCCGTGAAGCTGGACAACGCGAGCATACAACGTTATAGGTTTGGCCTGGGTATTGGCCAGGCGGCGCAAAATCTTTTCGACGAGCAAACCGCCAAAATCAATAACGACGGGCTTTATTACGTGATGATTGCCGACCAAATGGGCGACACCCGCGGCAATGAGTTTTACACCGATTTAACATGCTTGGCGATTGATGCCGCTATCCCGGCAAGTTATATACCGCGCCAGGGCGTTAATGAGGATATAGGCTCAATCAAGCGTTACGGCTAAGGCGTTTTATTGCTGATTGTAACAATGCCGTCGGCGCCCAGCGTGCCGGTTTTAAACATAGCGCGCGGCATGACTTGCTCAATTGCCTGTCCCTGGTAAATGTAAATGGTTAAAAAATCATTGTTGAGCGTGCGACCCGCGCACCCTTTCATCGACATACCACCAAGCGCGTTGTAAGTGTATGCGCGCATGTGCTCGGCGTTAACAATCGGTAATTCACATTTGCGCTGGGTAAATATTACCTGGCGCATGTAATCCGCTGGCGCTCCGTCGCCCTCATTCATGGGGTGCGGCGGGTTGACATATAGCGGCTCATTTTTTGGGCTGGCCACCGCTAACAGCGGCACGGCCAAACAAACTAATAATAATTTTTTCATAGATAGGCTCCTAACTTATGGATAGACGCGAGCGTTACCTGGACCCTGAGGAAATGTTACGCATTGCCCTCGACGGTAAACAGGCGCAAATTTGGACGGCTTTGCCTTGCATAATTCAAAGTTTCGACCCCAGCGCCATGACTTGCGAGGCCCAGCCTACCATTAGCATGGACGTAAGGCAACAGGACGGGACCACCAAAGCCGTTAAATTGCCGTTGCTTTTGGATTGCCCGGTTGTATTTCCTAGCGGCGGCGGCTTTTCGCTGACCTTTCCAATAAAGCCAGGCAACGAGTGCTTGGTTATATTTTCCAGCCGTTGCATTGACGCATGGCACCAATACGGAGGCGTACAAGGGCAAGCGGAATATCGCATGCATGACCTGAGCGACGGCTTTTGTTTGCCTGAGGTATTTAGCCGCCCGCGCGTATTGCCGAACATATCAACAAACGCCACGCAATTGCGAAGCCATGACGGGCAAACATACGTCGAGGTTGGCCCCGCAAAAATTAGCCTGGTTGCCGACGTTGTGGAAATCCACGGCCGCAATAAAACCAGCTTTGATGCTGGCGGCACCGGCTTTGTTTACCAGCCTGGACAGATTGACACTTATACCAATGGCGTGCCGTCAACGTCGCACGCTCCGAACCCTCCTAAGGTGCCATAAATGCGATACAGAAAACTAGACGAAAACGACGACTACACAATGGGCACGGGTGCGGATTTTTTTGTAAATACCCCGGACGCCGTTGCCCAGGCAATCCTTACGCGCTTGCGATTATGGCGCGGCGAGTGGTTTTTGGACAACAAGGACGGGACGCCCTGGTTAACTGAGATTTTGGGCAAGCGACAGCTCGCAAACAGCCCGGACGCGGCCATTAAGCAACGCATACTCGGCACGCAAGGCGTTAAGGAAATCCTCAGTTATTCCAGCACATTTGACGGCAACACGCGGCGCCTTTCTATCAACACGACAGTTGGCACAATCTACGGACAAACAACCATTAACGAGGTACTCTAACAATGTCATTAACCGCCCCAACCATTGACGCCAACGGGATAAGCGCGCCAAGTTATGCCGAGATTTTGGACTATTTGCAATCGCAATTTAAGGCGATTTACGGGCAAGATTTATACCTGGGCAACGATAGCCAGGACGGCCAATTTTTGGCAATCATTGCAAGCGCAATCAACGACAGCAACGCCGCGGCGGTCGCCGTTTATAATTCATTTAGCCCGGCAACGGGCCAGGGTAATGGCCTAAGCTCAAACGTGAAAATTAACGGCATTAGCCGCTTGGTAGCAAGCGCCTCGACCGTGGACTTGCGGATTGTTGGCCAGGTGGGCGCCGTGATTACCAACGGCATTGCCAGCGACGCCAACGGCCAAAGCGATTGGCTATTGCCGGCAAGCGTAATAATCCCGTTGGCGGGTGAAATCACGGTAACGGCGACCAGCTCCCAGGTGGGGGCAATTACCGCTCAAAGCAACACAATTACAAAAATCAAAACGCCGACTTTTGGCTGGCAATCGGTAAACAACCCAACGGACGCCGTGCCAGGTAATCCGGTCGAAACAGACGCGGAGCTGAGGGCGCGCCAGGCGCTTAGCGTTGCGGTGCCGTCGCAAACTATTTTTGAGGGCATTGTGGGCTCGGTGGCCAACATTATTGGCGTAACCCGCATAAAAGGCTATGAAAATGACACCGACGCGGCAGACACCAACGGCATACCCGCGCACAGCATTGCCATTATTGCCGAGGGCGGCGACGCGCAAACAATTTTTGAAACAATCGCAGAAAAGAAAACGCCAGGCACCGGCACCTTTGGCACGTTATCGCAAACCGTGATTGACGCCGTTAATAGCGTGCATATCGTGAAGTTTTCGCGGCCAACTATCCTGGACATTAAGGTGGCCATGACCGTAGCGCCATTATCCGGGTACAGCGCCAGCGTATTGCCAAAAATCAAGGCGGCGATTAACGAGTTTATTAACGCCCTGGAAATTGGCGAAAGCCTGCTTTATTCCAAATTGTACGTGCCGGCAAACTTAAACAATAGCGTGCTCGGTGAAACCTACAACATAACGGCGCTAACCATAGCGGTTGGGGCTGGCGCTCCTGGGACGTCAAACATTGCGGTTGCTTACAACCAAGCGGCGCAAATCGTTGACGCTGATATTGTTATTACGGTAACGACATAATGAACGATTACACCAGCCTAATTACAAGCGAGCACAACCAGCGGCCTAAGTTCAAAGCAATGGTTGGAGCCGTAGCCGGAGCCTGGGGCTCCGTTTACGATTTTACGCAAACAATACCGGCCAAGTTTGACCTGGACACGGCCGAGGGCGCGCAATTGGACGTTATCGGCCAATGGGTGGGACAAACCCGTTTAATCCCCAATGTTTTGCTGGTCCAGTATTTTAACTTTGTCGGCAATCCGGCCGCGCTGAATTTTGGCGAGGAGGGCAACTCCTCAATTGGTGGCCGCTTCTATGGCGAGGGCGAGCCGGTGGACGCCTCCACGATTTTAGCCGACCCGGAATATAGGACAATTATCCGGGCCCGTATCGTGCGCAATACCGCAAAGGGCCTAACGTCAGATTTTATCCGCTCGTTGCAATTCATTTTCAACGCTCCGGCAATCATTGATGACCCGGCGGACATGACCGTTGGAATTTTTATTGGCCGCTATCTGAGCTTAACGGAGCTGGCGATTATTACCGGCCTAGACATTTTGCCGCGCCCGTCCGGGGTTCGGATTAGGACCCGCGGCTATTACGACGGCACGGGATATTTGGGATTTGAGGGGCAAGTTAACGCCTTGCCTTTTGCCGAGGAGGGCTACACCGGCCCGCTTCACCAACTTATGGAGGAATTTTAAAAAATGACGATTTACAACAAACCAACGGACTTGCCAGCCTGGGCAGAAAGTGGCGACAAGGTACAGCCAACAAATGCCGAAATCCAAACAGGCTGGCCAGTTTCCACGGTGCCGCCAAGCCGCCAGCGCTTTAACTGGATTTTAAACTGGCTGGCCAACGGCATGCGTTATTTCATGCAACGCGGAATCCCTGAGTGGGACGCAACGGAGGAATACCCGGCAGGCGCGCGCGTGCAATATGCAGGGCTGACTTACAACGCAATCAATGGCACGGCCAACACAAACCAGCAACCGGACACCGCAACAACGTTTTGGGAGCGCTGGGGATTTTCTGCCAGTGAAATAATTTCAAACGACAGCTTTTTGAGCAAAAGCGTTGCCGGTAGCGCCAATGTTACATTAACAACGGCCGAGGCTAAAAACGGCATTATTGCGCTAACTGGCGCGATTACCGCAAACATTAACGTTGTTGTGCCGGCGACCTCCAAGCGCTGGGTTATCCGTAACGACACGACCGGCGCCTTTTCAATTACGGTTAAGACTAGCGGCGGCACCGGCGTTGCGGTATTACAAGGCTCCTCAGCCGAGCTATATTGCGACGGTACAAACGTGGACTTTTCGCCAAAATCCGGCCCGACACCGGCGCAATTTGACGGCTCCAAAAAGCTGGCCACAATGGAAGCGTTGCAACGTGCGCTTGGTAGTTTTTCCGGTGAATCAAATCTAAGCGCAACGGCAACATTGACAGCGGCAGACGTTGGCAAAGCCGTGTTAATGGCAACGTCCACAGGTTCGCAAGTGCTGACATTGCCGGCGGCGTCCGCAGTAGTAGCAGGCGGAGCCATAACAATACAATCGCAAAGCACGGTCGATTTTTCAGTTGCACGCGCTGGCACCGATACCTTAAACCCTGACGGCAACACGCTTACGTCAATCACTGTTAAAAATGGGGAATGGGTGCTTGCGGTAAGTAACGGCTCAAATCAGTGGGCGCTTTATGGTTCGGCAACATTGCAATACGCGGCATCGTTTACCAGCTCCCAGGCGGTAAACGGCTACCAACAATTGCCTGGAGGGTTAATTTTGCAATGGGGGACATACCAAACCACGGCCGCAAATACAAATCAAACTTTTACTTTGCCGTTAACTTTTCCAAATTCATTTTTATTGAGTTATTCCGCTCATTTTTGGAATAGCAACAACCCGACGTCCATTGTTACAGGAGTTATTGCAAAAGACGGATTATCTCAAATTGTATTAAGGACTAGCGCTGGTGCTCAAATGTCTGTTTTATGTATCGGAAATTAAGGAAAAACAATGTCAAAACACATACTTTTTACAAACGGCGTATTGGCCGCACGTTACGACAGCAAAATCAACCAGGCAATCCCGGCCGAAGCCCTGGAAGTTTCGGACGAGCTATTTTGGCAAACGATTAACGAAAGCGATGGCACTTGGTCGCTGGTTAAGGGCAAGATTGTTAAGGTGCCATTTCCGGCCCCAACCGAGGCGGAGCTTTTGGAGCGTGCCGTTAATGCGGTGCGCAACGGCCTGCAAAAAGAAATTGACGACAAGGCCAAAGCCCTGGGATTTAGCGGCGGCAATGCATTGATGCTTTACGCTGGATTTACAAATGCGTTTCAAACCCTGGCGCAAACCTTTGCGACCTGGGAGGCAAGCGTTTGGGTTGAGGCGGACGCTTACAAGGCGGAGGTAATTGCCGGCACCAAACCAATGCTTACGCCGGAGGAGGCGGTGGCCTTAATGCCAGCGTACCCGCTATGAAGTTTGCCGCGCAAGTAGTGATTGCCTTATATGTATTTTGGCTTTTCTACCTGGCAATAATGAGCTTATACCGCGCCAACATGAATAAAACGATAACGCCCCAGGCTAAGATTTTGGGCTGGCCAATTATCGCGGTTGGTGCGCTTATAGATTTTTGGCTGAATGTAACCTTGTTTAGCCTGGTATTTTTTGAAAAGCCAAAAGAGTTGCTTTTAACGCAACGTATGCAAAGGCATATCAAACGGGGGATTGGTTGGCGCTTCAAGTTATCAAGGTGGATTTGCCAGGGGTTGCTTAATGCTTTCGACCCCACGGGCTCGCACTGTTAGCGCCAATAAAAGAACCGCCGCAAGGCGGTTTTTTAATGACTAAAAAAAATAAAAATCAGAAAGGTAAAAAATGCCGGAACCAACAACACACACAGCAATCGCGGCCGCAACGGGGGCGTCCAGCGCCTCGATTGTTGCCGGCGCCATTTTCGGCGTGGAATATGTAGTTATAGCCCTGGCTTTACTCGGTGGCTCAATCGCACACATTTGGCTTGCGCGCATGGCGGTGCGTCAAATGCTTTTAAGTATTTTTGGCTCCACGGCTTTGGGCGTGGTCCTTTCGCAGTTATCAACCAACATTTTACTGGACACGGCCAAGCACTTTGCGCCGTGGCTGGTTGAAACTTTAAACGGTGCAAACGTGGGCGGCAAAATGCTGGTCGCTTTCCTGGTTGCTTTTGTGGCTCAAAAAGCCGTACCGATTTTATTTAGTTGGCTGGATAGCAAGGGAGGTGCTAAGCAATGAATTTCATTTATTTTTTAATCTCGGTCGTTATGTTTGGGGCGTGCTTACACCATGCCAATGAAATGAGTGGCGATACGCCAAAAGGCTTAATACTCGGCTTAGTTTTGATTATGGTTGGCGACCTGGCTTTTGGACTGTTTGCGCTTTATGAGCGGGTGCCGGACATTTACATGGTTTTTGGCTCAATATTTATTTTGGGGTTAATCCTTTGGTTTACATGCGAAAGGCGACACATTAGACGCGGAGGGCAGGAATGGCACCCGCACAATTAGCCGCCGCAATCGGTTGCACGCCGGAGCGCGCCGCAAAGTGGTTGCCGCATATCCTGGAAGCAATGGCCAGGTTTGGCATAACGACCATTAACGAGCAGGCAACATTTTTGGCCCAGGTCGCGCACGAAAGCGCGCGGCTTTCCAGGCTTGAGGAAAATTTGAATTATAGCGCTGACGGCCTGGCCTCAACCTGGCCAGCTCGTTACCGCGACAAGGCGACCGGCAAGCCAAACCAATTGGCCCTATTGCTACACCGCCGGCCCCAGGCAATCGCCAATAATTGCTATGCCAACCGCATGGGTAACGGCGACGTGGCCAGCGGCGACGGCTGGAAGTATCGCGGCCGCGGTCCGATTCAAATCACTGGCCGGGCCAATTATGAGCGTTGCGGCAAGGATATTGGCGTGCCGTTGCTGAGCAATCCCGACCTATTGCTGGAACCGCGCGCGGGGGCGC